GTGGTGGCAGAATGGATCCGTATAGGTTCCAGTTTCCCAATGTTTCCTCTCTTCCTTCTGGAGCAGAAGCTGGTGATACTTATTTTCTGACCAGTGACAATAAGTTGTATACTTCCAAAGGTGATGACACCTGGGCAGTTAAATCTGGATTTTCACAACCTAGTGGAACATTTGAGTATGGATGGAGTTCTTCTAGTAGCACTGGCAACTACACAGCAAGTCCAATTAATGTTTGGTATAGAAGAATTATTTTCCAAACAAAATATACAGCATCAGAATTGAATAGTAATGGTGCTGAATCTGGAGCTATCTTTAGAAACTTAAAATTGTATGTTACTGGTTCAGTTAACTCTAGTAGATCGATTCGAGATATGAGAATCAAAATGTTCCATACTAACCAAGGAACTAATACAACATATAGTCCTATTTCTGGAGAATCAAAGACCGACGTTTTCTACCAACCTGGAGAATTCACACTGGTTGAATCTACTGGAGAAAAAACCATGACCTTTGGTGCTGGTGGCACAAATGATGGTTTTGAATGGAATGGTTCTAATGATCTCGTAATTGAGTGGTGTACTTCTCAGAACCAAACAGTTTACAACCCCTCTGGACAAATCCGCTACGTATCACAAAGTGGTTATAATAGATATAGATGGACTGACTCTGGTGGCAACAGTTGTGGAGACACACCATCCAGTAATACCTCCGTCAAACCTTCGATTAAAATGGACTTCTTCTAATGGAATATACCGATCAACAACTACATGAAATTGCTGGTGACGATGTTGTACTCAGCGATAAAGAACTAGAAATTTTTTCTCTTATGACTCCAGAAGAGACTGAAGAGTATAGAGCTCTAAAATATCCAGAGTATATTGATTTGATGAGAGTTGAAAAATTGTTAGGATCTGGTAGAATCCAGGGTGAAGATTATCAACTAGAAGTCTACAAACTAAAGAATATTCTACATCGTTGCCCATCAGCAGAAGATGCTAAGGCAGAAATCCAAGAGAGATTGATTGAAGAACACGATCTTTGATCGTAATAAATAGTATTACACAACATCATTTTTGATTACTATGGACACTGATACCCTGAAGAAGAATTTTGATGAGCAACTTGCTAGTACAGAAAAGCAAATTGCCGAACTAGAAACACAACTTGCTAAGGCAAGAGAGGATAAACTAAAACTTGTTGGTGGTCTAGAAACTCTAGATCTTTTGAGTCCTCCCGCTGAAGAAACTCCTGCTGAAGAACCAGCGGCAGAATGATAAACGCTAAAGAGTTTGACATCGACCTTTCTTCTTGGGAGGTCGATGTTTTTCATATTGGGTCGTCTGAAAACAGACTAATTAAAATTAAAAATTTTTTCTCTAATCCAGATAAAGTTAGAGAGACTGCTTTAAATGTAGATTTTAAAAATACTATCAAGGGAGAAGTTTCATCTGTTCCTGGATATGTGTCTAGGATAGGTGGAGTTGATATGAAATTTTTCTCGCCATTTAGAGACATCTTATATGATAAGATGAAGACTACCAATTTAATTTTACACAACCCAAAATCTTCCGTGTTTACATTTCAAAAATATAAACCAGGAGAATTGTGTAGAACTTCTAGTTTGTATCCACATGTAGATTGGCAGCACTATGCTTGTGTTTTATCACTGAATACAAATGAAGAATTAAAAGGGACTGAGAGCGGAACTGCTTTTTGTAGAAATATTTCTACTAATATGGAATACATATGTTCTGATTTGAACTATCGTTATGATCGAGTATCTAATAAAGATCAAACCATGGTTTCTTTAGATCCATCTACTTTTGATAGATGTGGTTGGGATACTTACCACATAGAACCACACGAATATAATACTTTACTAATGTACGAAGGTAAAGTATGCCATACCCCATACTTTAATACTAATTGGGACTGTGATAGAATTACATTCAATGGATTTTTAAAATGACTTTTGATGCTATTTGGTATAAGACTACTTTACCCAAGACTGTTATAAATTCTTTCTTAGAAGAAACTGAATTTTTTGAAAGTCAAACAGCGTCTCTAAAAGAACATGTTGATTTAGAAGTTAGAGATAGTAAAATTGCTTGGATATCTAGTAATCATTGGATTGCTGGATTTTGTTATCACTATGTTTTACAAGCAAACGAGGCAAACTTTGGATACGATATAAAACCTTTTGGAGACAGGTATTTACAATACACATCTTACTCAGAAGGTGGGCATTACAATTGGCATGTAGACACTATTAGAAAGGAAGACTCAATAAGAAAATTATCTTTTAGTTTACAGTTGTCAGATCCAGAAGATTACTCTGGTGGTGAGTTACAATTTATTGATGAAGGAGATAAGTTGTTTTTTGCTCCGAAAGAACGAGGAACTATTATTATTTTTGACAGTAGAATAAAGCATCGGGTAATGAAAGTTAGGTCTGGATGTAGAAAATCTCTAGTTGGTTGGGTAGAAGGTCCAAAATGGAAGTAAGAAACGATTGGTTAGTATTCGAGTGCCAAGGACTTTTAGATGTCTCTAATGTTATTGAATCTCCCCCCAAAAAAGTTGAAAAAGAAAACTGTGGAATTATCCACGGAAAAACTTCTTCTAGATATAATCACCCAGCGTTCAAAGAATTACACTATGATTGTAAAAATAAACTAGAGTATTTACTACAAGAAAAATTATATCCTACTTATTACTTTGATAGATTTTATTTCAATGGCAGTAAAATGGATAGGCATGTAGATAGAGCATCTTGTGAGATTAGTGTGTCTGTAAATATAAGTTCAAACTTAGATTATGATTGGGGTCTTTGGTTTGAACTAGAAGATTCTTTCGAATGTTTTACTTCTCCTGGAGATGCTGTGATATACCATGGTATAGAAGTTCCTCACTGGAGAGAGAAAATGGTTGGAAAGAGAGACTCTTACTTCCACCAGTTGTTCTTACACTATGTTAGGGCAGATGGGCACTACCTAGAATATGCCTATGACAGAAGATCCTAAATAGTATTAGGGACTTTGTGTAAGATACATGGCATCGCCAAGCACTAGACAGGAACTAATTGATTACTGTAAACGTCAGTTGGGCGCTCCTGTACTACAAATCAATATTGCTGATGAGCAAACTAGTGACATCATTGACGATGCCATTCAGTTTTACCATGAACATCACTTTGACGGACTTGAGAAAATGTATCTCAAGCACAACATCACTGATCTAGATATCACTAGGTTCACTACACAAAATGAAGTTACACAGACTACCAACCCAGACGCTACTGGTTGGGAGCACAGAAAGAACTTCCTAGAGATCCCTGAACACGTGATGGGCATCAGTAAAGTATTTGGTGTATCATCCAACTTCGTTCGTAATGAACTGTTTGGTATGACAAACCAGTTCTTCCTGATGGACATGTTCTCCTTCTCGAATGGATTCAAGATGGGGAACTTTGACTTGACCAACTTCTATATGGTCAAGCAGTATTTTGAAACTCTGGATCAAGTTATCAATACTGGTTCTTTTGTACAGTATAGATTCACCAAGAGGCAGGACAGACTGTACATTGACATTGATACTAGTAGACTAGTAGAAGGTAACTGGATTCTAATTGATTGCTGGGGTGCTGTAGATCCAGAAACATACACCCAAGTATATAATGATTCATTTGTAAAGAGGTACGCTACTGCTCTAATGAAGAGACAGTGGGGAGCAAACCTCATCAAATTTAATAATGTACAACTTCCTGGTGGCATCACTCTCAACGGTCGTCAGATCTGGGAGGATGGAAACAGAGAAGTTCAGCAACTTGAGTCAGAAATGCTGACCAAGTATTCCCTTCCACCTATGGATATGATCGGATA